CTTTTTTACACCTTGTAATGATGGTATTGATTGCTGTTTTTAAATCGAATCCACTTTTTACAGTATTCCCAATAGTTACAATAGAATTTCTGTTTCTGATTTTTATAGGAGCGTTTGAAATAAGGGAAGTTAAAAGAAAGGATAGTTAAAAAATGGCTAAAATTGATGAAAGAGCAAAAGAGCGAATATTTGTTGCATTGGATTACGATAATATGGAAGATGCAAAAAATCTGGTTGAAGAGCTGGGAGACAATATCTCGATGTATAAAGTCGGGCTGGAAAGCTATCTTAATACAGATGGTAAATTAGTTGATTACTTGCATGAAAAAGGGAAGAAAGTATTTTTGGACTTAAAGTTTCACGATATTACAAACACTGTGAAAATGGCTTGTGCGAATGCTATTAAAAAAAATGTATTTATGTTTAATATTCATTGTTCAAATGGAAGCAAAACTATGAGAGAAGTTGCTGAATTGGTAAAGGAAAGTAAATCAGAAAGCCTTTTAATTGGAGTGACAATTTTGACAAACTTGGGTGAAAATGATATTTTTGAAATGTATAAAAGTGATTTAAAATTAGAGGAAATTGTTTTGAATCTTGCCACAATTGCTAGAAATAGCGGAATGCACGGAATTGTGTGTTCACCCCAGGAGTCAAAGGACGTAAAAGAAAAACTAGGAGAGAATTTTGTAACAGTCTGTCCTGGGGTACGTCCTAAATTTACATTAAATGCTGATGGGAAAAGTAATGATGACCAGACACGAATTATGACGCCAGCAGATGCGATAAAACAGGGGGTAGATTTTCTTGTAGTTGGGCGCCCAATAACTAGGGCTGCAAATCCAGCAGAAAGTGCAAAATTAATTTTGGAGGAAATTTCAGAAGCATTATAAAGGACTATTTCAAAGAAATAAAAAATTAAAGTAATAAAAAAAATCAAATTTTAGAATAGAATAAATAGAATTCAAAGATAATAAAAGTAATATTTCAAAATCTCCAATAAATATAGCACTTCAAACATTTGAATTATGTATTATCCCTTAAATAGCCCTTATTTTAAAAATTAAGGGCTATTTTTTTGTAAAAAAATTTAGATTAACTCCTAAATCTTTTTTTTGTTCATTTGTTACGTGCGTGTAAATATTCAAAGTCGTTTTTAAATCGTTATGTCCAACTCTTTCTTGTATATTTTTTAAATTATAACCAGCTTCCACTAAAAAACTTATATGAGTATGCCTTAAGGAGTGTATTGGACTTGTAATCTTTACTTTTCTTTTGATTAACTTTCCAAAATAATCTAAACATGCTTTTTTTTCTAGCGTTCCATCATTTCTTGAGAATACAAATCCTTCATCTTTAAAATAGTTCCTAAATTCTTTTTTGTTCTGTTTGTAAATTTCTAATTTTTCTTTAAAAATATTCATTGTTTCCTCGTTTACATAAACATCTCGAATACTATATTTATTTTTCGGAGTTTCATTCAAATGAGGATGTCCGCCGTCATCATAATATAAAGATTTCTCAATTGAAATTTTATTATTTTCGAAATCTACATTTTCCCATTCTAAAGCTAATATTTCTCCAACTCTAGCTCCTGTATTTAAGAGAACTATAAAAAGATGGTAATATTTTCTCTTTTTTGGGACTGAAAGAAAGTTTTTTAATTCTTCTAATTCATCTATAGTAAATGCTCTTTTTTTTATACTTGTTTTACCATTTATAGTTATATCTGTTAAAGGATTAGTTTCTAAAATTTTCATAATTTTGATGGCATATTTAAAAGCGGAGCTAAGAAATGCCTTTATGATATTTATATAACTTTTTTTATATCCTTTTTTTGATATTTTGTTAAATTCTTGCTGCATAGTATAAGTATTTATTTTGTTTAAAGAAATGTTGTTAAAATGATCTTTTACAAATTTCAAACGGTTTTTATTACTTTTCTCAGTATTTCCATTCCAGTTCACCGAATATTCCTCAACAAACCTATCTAAAAAATCAAATAAGAGCATTTTGCTGTTTACTCTTAAATATTTACCTTCGTGTTCCAATTCAAATTTCATTAAAGCACGTTCGGCTTCTTTTTCAGTTTTTCCACCTACACGTTCTATTTGCTTGCGTTCTCCTGATTCTAATGTTACATAAGTTCTGAAATAGTATTTGTTATTTTTAAATCTGATATTTTTAGCCATTTTAATCACCTGTGTTTTCTTTTACTAGATTTAATATTGATTCTCCTGTTATTCTGTATCCCTTTCCTAACTTAAATGCTTTCAATTTTCCCTCTTTAATAAGTTTTCTTACTGAATCCTCATTTATTTTAAAATACCTTGCCGCTTCATCGACAAGATATATTTCATTTTCTAAAATCATATTTTTATCACCTTTTACTTTACAATTTATATTTCCGTCATATCAACATAACTTGATATAACACAATCTTTCAAGACGTATTTAGCAGTCTCTTCAAAAGTTGGACTACTGAAACTTTCGTCTTCTATTTCTTCTCTGTCGATATAGATTTTTGCTACATATCTTATTTCATTTTCGATTTTAATTTTGTGAATTTCAGCGTGTTTTATCATTTATCCCTCTTCTCGTGCCATTCAAGGCTACGTTTTTTCATATATTCTGAATATTCTTGTGCTTCTTGTCTTGTTTCAAAATAGTTTCCAGCATCGTATCTTTGTTTATCTATCTTTGTAAAAATTTCGCTGTTAAACTGTATTTCGGATTGAGAGTTGACGTAATAATATCCTTCTCCTCGTTCGCCTCTCCAACGTTTTTTAATACCATATTTTTCATTTATCGCTTTCACTTTTTCTTTCAAAAGTTCTATATCAGAAGTTGGCACAGCAAATGGCAGATTGTCATATTCTTTTGTAACTCCCAAAATATAAAGTTGTTTTTTTCTAATATCCCATCCAGGATATTCAAAACTTTTGGAATATTCTGTATTTAATCCTCTTTTTAAAACTTCTGTATTTTGTGATAATTTGCATATTATATAATCAATTCCGTCTTCTGTGATTAGTGTATCTATCATTTTTAATTCTAATACATCTTCTCTTTTCATTTTAATCCTCCTATTGTTTTATTTTTCTTAAACATACATTTCATTAACAAATTCCTTATTCCTGTCTTTATGTTCTTTAGTTTTTATAGTTTTACCTCTTTTTCTTAGTTCCCAAACTTTTGTATAGACAGCCTTTAAAGTTTTTTTTAATTTTCTGGAAATTTCTAACGCTCCCAAAATACGATAGTTTTCTATTAAATAATCTTCATCTGATTTCGACCATTTGTTGTAATTTTTAGAAAACCTGTCATTATAATGGCTATAATTTGAAGTTCCATAAGTTTTTTTGAGATACCATTGTACCCCTCTTTCAGTTCTATTTAACGCAAAGGCTATCTGACGAATGTTTTTACATTCTTTAAATAGTTTTTCAATCAATTCTCTCTCTTGTTCAGTGTACTTTGCTTTTCTGCTTTTCAAATGCTTGCAGCTTGCACTTCTACATCCTTTTTCTGTCCTATTTAGGAGAAGGGATATTTCCCTAAAACTCATATTCTGATTCCTGTAATAGTCCATTTCCCTTAATTCAGATAAAGTCCAGTCCCTTTTCATTTTTTTTGTCATACTTTCTCTTGTTTTGTTTTAAAGTACCCTCAATTAACCCTTGCTTTTTATTCAAATGGATTTCCGTCATCTTCTTCATCTTCCGTAATTTCAACCGCTTCCTCAATGTCATCTTTGTTGTAAGTTTCGTTTTCGTTTACTTGAATAGGTGTATTGTCTAATTCGCTTTCGTTTACGCCTATTTCCTCCGCTTCATACATTCCGTCAAGGTCTTCAATAAACGCTTCTCTTAATGCTTGAGCCTTTGCGACTTTGGTTATCATTGTGACTGGTTTATTTTCCCAGTTTGTATTAGGTTTTCCGTCACTTTTCTTTTGCACGTATTCATCAAAATTCACTTCTACTGTTACTGGATTTTCCCAGTTTTTTCGGTAAACTGTACACCAAGCACCAATTATTTCCTCTTTGCTTTTTACATAAATTGTTCCATCTCTTTTTTCTAATTCCCCTGTATCTTTTTTTAAAATCCATAGCCCTGTCTTTTTACCGTTGTAGTCCTTATGCTTGATTGCTCTTTTTTCTAATGCGTCTCTCGATACAACCATTGCGGCTGGTTGAGTTCCGTATTTTATTAAATACACTTCTTTTACAAAAGGATTTAGTTTTCTTGCTCTGCATAAGTGCATAAAATAATTAATTTCCTGATCCGTAATATTTCCGTTTCCGTTAACTAAATAATTTTTTACAATAGCAGGACTTAATTTTACTTCCTCATTTCCTACTGTAAATGTCATTAATTTGTTTTGTTTTTTATTTTCTTCATTTCCTAGTCTTCCCATTTTTATATCCTCCTAAATTTGTTTGCTTGATATTTTTTCAGTTTCAATTCCCAATCTGTCTGCTTCGTTTTTTAACATTATCAAAAAACTTAGCGGAGCATTTACAAATCTTATTGTTGTATCGTAATGTTTCTCTTTTTGTGTGTTTTCTTTTGCCATTTTTGTGTCCTGTTGTACAGTTCCAACAGTTTGCTGTTTTTTGATTTCTTCGATTTCTTTTTGCTTCTGCATTTCGGCTTCTTCTAATGCTCTTTGTTTTTCTTCTTCGGCTTTCTGTCTCAAATTTTCTTCTGTCTGCTTGATTTCGTTCTTCTTGTTTTCAATTGTTTCTGTAATAACGTTATAGTCTTCGGTCATTAAAAATTTCATTGATTCAAAAGTTATCATAAATTCAATTTCTGAATTTGCCTTTTCAATTTGTGAATTTATGAAGTCCTGCTTTTTCTCCAGTTCTTCATATTGTTTTTGTACTTCATTCTCAATTTTTTTGAAAGTAAATGATTTATCCAGCCATTTGTCGTTCCATTCAAGGAAAATTTTTAATCCTGGATTTTTTGTGAAGATATTGTTTATTCTCTTTTGTACTTCAACTTTCTTTTCTTCCCTTATTTTTTCATCATATCCTTTAAGTTGTTCGCCAATAAAGTTTGATATTCCCTTTACTTCTTTTTCATAAGTTTTAAGATTTTCAATAAGCGTTTCAATATCAGCATTTGCTTTTTTCTGTATTTTCTTTCTCTCATCACTTATTTTTTTCTCAAGTTTGTTTAATTTGGTTCTTTCTGATTTCGCTATGTCAATATCATCTTCAGTAACAATCCAGCCCTTGTATTTTTGCCTAACAATTTCCATAAAATTTTCCAAATCGTCAATGTTGCTTATAACTTTGGCTGGCACAAGTTCTGTTACTTCAAATTCAATTACCTGTAATTCCTGTGTTCCCATTTTTCCTCCTATATCGCTAATTTTATTTTTGATGGTGGTTCAATATCATTGATTACAAATGAATTAAACCATATTTCTTTTTTTATAATTTCTTTTATGTCATCCTCATCACGTTCGATGTAAAATTTTTTCAAAATGCTTTCATCAGTCCATTCTAACTTTATATTTGCAAACAAAACTGCAAATTTCCAGCCAGTCACAGCTAAATAGTGCTGAACTTGTAAATGATAATGTAACGGCACTTCATTTTTCCAATCTCTTTCAAACTGTTTCCAGTTCATGCATCGTGCTGTCTTTATTTCCAGTATCCCTTTTTCCTTACTTGTCTTATTTTCTAGCACACCATCTAAATTTGCAGACATAAAAGGATATTTTAGAGATACAAGCGTTTTTTCAAGTGTATCTACTTTAAATTCAGGATACTGTGCTTCAAAAATTCCTCTTAAATGTGGCTCTTGCAATATTCCGTTTTTTACTGCTGGGACATCGCTTATATCTTTTTGTTTTTCTCTTCCTGTTTTAATTCGCCACAACTCCTGTATATCTTCGTTATAGGGATTATGCCCCATTATTATTGAACAATCCGAGCCACCAATATGTTTTTGCCTTATGCTGTGCCATTCATCTTCATTTTTATAACTTATTTCCCTATATTGCATTTATTTTCCCTCCAGCAATAATTTTTCGATTCTTTCAAATTCTCTATCACATTCATCCTATGTATCGAAATGAATATTGAAAATTCTGTCAAAATGATTGAGTATTATATCAAAATCACCTTTTCTTATAGCGTGAAAATTCAATAAATTATATAAATCGTCTTTGATTTTTATCCACATAGTTTTTCTCCTTTAAAATTTCCTCTTTTACAAGACCCATAAATTCCTCAATTCTGCTTGGCACGTACCATAACAGTAATGCCATTAAAAATGGAAAAGCCACATTGCCTCCTGCTATCCAATGCCCTTTGATTCTGATTGTTTCAATTTGCATTAGAGTGGTTGCTACAATTAGAATTATCCATTTTATTGCACTCTTTGTTGTTAGCATTTTCTTCCTCCAGTTCCTTGATTTCCTGTTCATCCATTTCAGCTTCAAGCTGTTCCCTTATTGTCATATTTTGCCTCCTGAAATTTATTTAAGATAATTAATATCTTATCCAAACCCACAATCTCTTATGGGCTTGGTAAAACATTAATTTATTTCCAGTTCGGATTAAAGAGTAGTGGCTTTGGTTGTTTTTTGTTAAACAGCCTTTTAATCCTGTTCTTTAATTTCTTCGCTTCTCTCTCTTTTTTCACTTTCTCGTTGTTTCTGTTTACTAATGTTACTGATTCAAAATTCATCTTCCTACCTCCATTTTGTAATTGTTTTTCTTAGCCATATCCATTAAATCGGTATATGATATATAAATATTTTTTATTCCCAAAGCTTTTATAAGATACATTTTTATGGGATAAAAATGTTTCCTTTGCATTATGAATTTGTTATCTTTGTATAAAGTGTATTTCATTATTCCTCCTTAATTTTCTTTATATAAAATATCAACAAAATACTTTGTAATTATGTCGCATTCTTTATCAAATCCCTTTTCTTCTTCATCTGTGTAATTAGGATTTTTCTTTTCCCGGTCTTCAAATACTTTCACATCTTGAAAATAATCAAGAGCAATACTTTCGAATGGTTTAAAATCAAAGTCTGCTTCTTCGTATCTGTCAATCAGATAGTCATGAAAATCTTCAAGCGAGATATATTTTAATTGATTTTCGTATTTTGTTTTAAATTCCTTGAATTCGTTTTCTAAATGGTTGCAGAAATTTTGATATTCTTCTATCGCTTGGTCTTCTTCTTCGCATTTTCTAGCCCAAGCCAAGTCTCTTGCTCTTTCTGCTCCTGCTGCGAATTTTAGGTTTTCGCTGTAGCTCATGTTATCAACTCCTTTTATAAAGTTTTTGTTTACTATATAGTAAACAAAGAAATTAAAAAAATATTTATATGTTTCTTGTTTACAAAATAAGTTTACCACAAAGTAAACAAAAAGTCAAACATTTTTTTACTAAATGTGGTATAATTATTTAATAAAGGAGATGGTTAACCATGAATTTTAATACATTAGGAGAATTTTTAAAATATTTTTCAGAGAGTAGAAATTACACTTATGAGTATATTGGGATGAAAACAGGAAAATCAAAAGGAGCGATAAGCCAATATATAAATGGAAGCAAAAATCCGTCGAAAAATTTTATAGAAAAATTTATTGAAGAGTTTAAATTAACAAAAGAAGAAAAAGAAAATTTTTTATTAGTTGCCGAACTAGGAAGAACGGACTTTTTAAAAGAAGAGATAAAAAAATATATAAATAATAAAAAACCTTCAAATAATGTATCAGACGAAATATTTACAAGTTTTATTCAAATACCGATATATGGAATGGCGAGTGCAGGAAATGGATTAATTGAAATGGATGAAAACATTGAAGAAATAGAATATATAAGCATTCCCAATATAAACAAAAACGTAAAGAAAAGAGACTTTGCCTGCCGAGTTAGAGGAGATAGCATGGAACCACATTATCACGACGGAGATATAATAGTTGTGGATGTTCAGGACAGTATAGATATAAGAATTTTAAACGGACAGGAAGCGTTAATTTATCAAGAAGATTCTAAATATTTAAAGAGAGTATTTTTTGAAGAAGGGACAGGAAATTTAGTATTAAAATCTTATAATCCAGCTTATGCAGATTATATAATTCCAAATCACGAACTTGATAAAGTTGAGTGTAAAGGAGTTATCAGTATGGTTATAAGTATGAGAAATAAAAAATTTATGTTTTAAGAATTATAAAGTTTGGTAGAATCAAATTATGTGGATTTAATATTAAAACATATAAATGTTAAAATTGAGAGGGGAATATACAAACGATATACTGATGAATAAAAAACAAAAAAACTGAAAACTTTTAGGAAATTTTTTTAAAATCTTTAAATAACCTAAAAATCAGGCTTTAATACAATTATAGAAAATTTGACAAAACATGAAAATTTTTTTATAATCTATTAAAAGAGGTGAAGTAAAATGAATTATGGAGATTTAATAAAAAAAGAAAGAAAAAAAATAGGTTTCAAACAAAAAGATTTGGCAAAAAGAATTGGTATATCAACATCATATCTTTGTAATATTGAAAAAAATAACAGGATTCCTTCAGAGAAAATAAAAAGTAAAATAGAAAGGATTTTTAAAAAACAATATAATTCTCTAAATGATGGAAAAATCAAGGAAAAAAATCGAGAAAAAAAATACACAAAAAAAGAGTTAAAGGAAATGGAACAAGAGATAATAGAGACTTATGAATTAATGAGAATAGAAAAAAATCCGTTTTCTAAAATAGCTGTTATACAACGTTCTTTGATAGAAATTAATAAAGTGATGGAAGAAAATATGATTATTTTAGAAACAACATTAGAACCATTAAATCAAATTATTTCAAAAAAAATAGAACGCCCATTAAAAACAACAATAAAAAATTTTGAAAAAAATAAAGAGAAATTAAAAAAATTTTTAATAAACGAATTTTTAATAGAGGAGGATTAAAATGGATTTTAGCAATTTGGTCGGACACATTCCGTTATCACAATTTACGAAAGAACAAAAAAGAATCTGTATTTTAATGAGAGTAGCTTCAGAGTTTAGGTTTATGAAATTAAAAGATAATAATGTTCCAAAAGCACCAACTGCATATTCAACCAGATTGTGGGGTGTCGGTAGGAAAGCAGAAGGGACTACTAAAATGGTCAACAGGATAGAGGAAGATATCAAACTTCAAGTGTCAGGAACAGAAGACGAGCATGAAATAAAAGAAATTATGAATGAAATTTCAAACGAAATTATCGAACATTCATTAATTATTATGGAAGATTTATTACGAGCAGCAAGAAATGCAAAAACACCAAGCGTTAGAAGAAAGTATATTAAAGCTATCAATAATATCGAGTATTTGCGGATGACATTTATGTTAAGTATTGTTTATTATGCAAAACATCTTATTTCAATAGGGGAAAACATTAACCACATAGGATTAACTTTAAAAATAAAAACAGTAGAAAATAAAAAACGAGAACTTAATAATATTTGGAAAGAATTTGCAGAAAGTGATAAAGATTCAGAAGCCTATTCTATCGCTATCCAGAAAACTGAAAAAATATTTGAAACATATGAAAAAGAAGTTGTAGTTAGTAATTCTGATATTGACAAATTGGCAGATGAGCGAATGTTATATAATTTAATGGGAACAAAAAACGTAGATATTTTAATTAATAGGGCAATCGATAAAATTAGAGAAAATTTAACTGGAGAAATCAAACTTTTAGAAACGTATTAACTAGAAAGAAATAGTGTATTTTTAATTTTCTTTAAATTTATAAAAAAATATAAGGAAGCTGTAAAAGGCTTCTTTTTTGTTAAAAATTTTTTGACTTTTTGTTTACTTTGTGGTAAACTTAAAAATGAGGTGAGAAAATTTGGAAATTTACGAAAAATTTATATCAAAGATAAGAGAAAAAAACATGAGTCCAGCTAAATTTTCACGAGAAATTGGTATGTCAAAACAATTATTTTTTTATCACTTAAAAAATTTAAAAAAGAAAAAAATAACTTTTAATACTGAACAATTTAAAAAAATATGCGAAAAATTAAGTGTGGACGCTAATTTTTTTTACAAATAAAGTTTACTTATAAGTAAACAAAAACAAAACTCAAAAGAAAAGAAAGGAAGTGTGAGATGAAATATGAAATAGACAAATCTAATTTTATATTCATATTATGTGCTTACCAAGCGTTTAAAGTAATAAAAAATGGATTAAATATTCAAAATATATTAATAGGCATAGGATATATAACGGTTGCTGTAATATATTTCAAATACGAAGGCAAAATAAAAAAGACAATATATGAAATACTGCCTTTTCTAATATTTTATGTTTTATTTGGAGTTCTTTTTGAAAGTTTTATCGTAACCTTTTTTGAACAAATAAAATAAAAATAATTTTGTTGCATCAAATAAATTTTCTGACAAGAAATCTGAAGCATTATTTTCGTTGGAAAGAGAGACGATTTTTATAAAATATTTTTGAAAAGTTAATCCTCCTGTTTTGAAAATCCATGCAGCAAAACTTTCTCCTGCGGGTTTTAATTCAGGAATAGTTGTAAAAACAAATAAAAGCAATGCAAAGATGTAATACGAAATTGCTAGCTTTATAACCAAATCTTTAGGAATAGAAAGCTTTAGACTTTTAAACGCTTCGATGTATTCTTCTAATTTAGACTTGATAATAGTGACAGGAATTTCATTAACTGTTACTTCAAACTCTTCTTCTTTGGTATTTTTATAAGCAAGGATAGCAGAGTTGATAAATTCACTCCAAACTATATAATCTGGTATAACAGACTTGGCAACTAAACTTATTTGTGCTAATTGCTGCTCAATAGGATAAATGCTTGAGTGGAGATAATTTTTCATATCTAAATATGCGTTTACACCTGGATTTGTAGCCAACTGTATCGAAAGTGCATTTTGTCTATAAATTTCTTGAGCCATTTTAAGTTGAGAAAGCAATTCTTTTGGAATTTTTGGGAACATTATAACACCTCCTTTCTTATGTATTTAATTTTATTTGGCGATATTATTATAACTCAAAAGGGGGTAAAAACGAAATAAGGGAGGTGCGAGATGGAAATAAATTGGAGAAAGATGTTGCTACAAATAATTTTATCAGTAGCAACATTAATAATAACACTGTATATTTTGGCTAGATATTTTAGTTAGTAGCTCTTTTGTTTTTGTTAATATTATAGCACGAAATCAAAAAAGAGAATAAGGAGGCAAGAGAAATGCAAACGAGAGGTACAAATCCTGAGCCAACAACTTCTAGACCGTCAAATCCAAGAATAAAGCGGTTATACATTAATCCAAGAGAAAATATAAAAAGAGTGTATGATGTAACTTTAAAAGTTTTGGAAGTTATTGAAAATGAAGGTGTAACTGAAGATGAATTTGACATAATTGTCAAATCAATTAGAAATGAATTTAAGAGGTTAAATGGGAATAGGAAGAGAAATGTTGAGTTTAAAATAAAATTTAAAAAGGCTTCGTTTAAACGATTTAAAGAAGTGCTTGAAAAAATATGTGATTCAAAAGGTGTTTTATAACAAAAAAAGCACTTCAAGTGAAGTGTTTGAACAACAAATTTACATATTTTTAGACATATTGCATTTTAACACAAAAATATAAAAAATGCAATATGCGGAAAGGAAAACAAAATGGCAGTATTTAGAGTTAACAAAACAAGTGATTATACGGTGATTTCAAATTTTCATTTAAAAGAAAAAGATATGAGCTTGAAATCAAAAGGACTATTAACATTGATGCTAAGTCTTCCAAACAATTGGGATTTTTCTTTAAAAGGCTTAGTTAGTCTGTGTTGCGAAAGTGAAAGAGCAATAAAGACATCTATTCAAGAACTGAAAGAGTTCGGATATTTGAAAATAGATAAAATACCGCCAAAAAAAGGAAGCAATAAATTTGAGTATATTTATAATATTTATGAAAAGCCAATAGAAAAAGCAAAAAGGCAAAAAATAAATAAGAATCCAAAAGAAATGGTACATTCTGTAAGGGTACAAAATGAACCTGTACAAAATGTATTGGTACAAAATAGCACTAATATATTAAATACTAAAGAATTAAATACTAAAGATGATGTTATTAATAATATCAATACTAAACAAAAAGAAAATAATACAACTCAAAAATCTGAATCGAACAACGAACATCAAACCTATGTTTTAAATTTAGCTAAAAGTGAAATGACTAAACTTTGCAAAAACCAAATTACAGTAGACACAGCCCTAATTACACATAGGCATAAAATACAGTCACTGTATAAGTTCCTTGGAAAAGACAAGTTTTTGGAAACATTTGAAAAAATAAAGGAAAGTGCCTATTTGCAAGAGCAATCCAAAAATGCTGGACAATTTTTCAATTGGCTGTTTTCAAATAAAAAAGAGAATTTCTTAAGTGTATTTAATGACGTGTATATAGACAAAAGCAAAGCTATTGCAGAAAATGAAATAATATCAGATTATTCACAGCTAAGCGAAAAAGATTTTGATATGGATTCAATGTGGGAGGAACGAAATGATATATAACGAACTGGAAGCACAGGTACTTGGAGCAATTCACGAAAGGCTTGTTGATTTGCCGTTGTATCTTGAATGGGGACTAAAAACCGAACATTTTTTAACTCCTGAATACAAAGAAATTTTCCAAAAAATGTTAGATGTACTAGACGAAAAAGGAAAAGTCGATGTAGGAGATTTTACAAAAACCGATGAAGAGTGGGATTTAGCTTTTAAACTTATGGATAATTGCAAGCTGATAAATCTTCAGAAACCTATTTCTGACTTGATTGAATCGTATAATGAGTACTGGATAAAATCTGAAATAGGGAAAATACTTGAAAACGAATACTATACACTTGAAAACAAGGTTGAGCGAATACTACAAAAAACGAATGAACTGGATGTTCAAAAAAAAGAAAAAAATAAAGTTTTTGATATGAAAGACTTGTCAAATATATGGTATCAAGACTTCGAAGACGAGAAAAGTATTGTGAAAACGCCTTTTGAAGATGTAAACAGATATTTTACATTTGAACCAGGATCACTTGTAACAGTTGGAGCAAGACCAGCAATGGGGAAAACAGCGTTTGCGTTAAATCTAGCATTGCAGACTTCTAAAAATCATAACGTGCTTTACGTAAATCTCGAAATGAGTAACGTTCAGATAATGCAAAGGTTTTTATCAATTAAAACTGGCGTTGAGCTTAATAAAATCAAAAATAAAAAGCTTAATGATGATGAGCTTACAAGGATTAATTTTGCGGTTGGAGATTTACAGAAATCAAGTTTCAAGAGTATGAGTTGTGAAGATAACAACGACTTTAATTTCATTGTAAGAAAAATCAAGAAAGAACACGAAAGAGAGAAGTTAAACGTTGTAATAATCGACTATCTTACTCTAATGACTGCCAGCGGATTCCAAAGCAAGAATTACGAAGTGGAATATATGGCGAACAGATTAAAACTTCTTGCAACAGAATTAAATTGCTGTATTGTGATTCTTGCACAATTAAACAGAGCAGTAGAAACAAGGGGAACAGATAAACGCCCATTACTTGCAGATTTAAGGGATAGCGGAGGAATAGAGCAGGCAAGCAATGTTGTAGCTTTTCTGCATCGTGAGGACTACTACAGAAAAAATACAGAAGAAAACAAAAATGATTTTTCATTTTTAGAATTTATAATTCGAAAAAATAGAAGCGGAGAACTAGGAACAGTTACATTGGGTTATAACAAGAAAATACAGAGAATTGGAGGATTAAAACGTGACTAAATATGAGGAAATAGAAGAAATTGAGGGTAAAAAATCCGAGCTTTGGGAAAAGAAAAACAAATTATACAAGGAAATCGGAAAGATAAACCAGGAACTTGAGAGCTGTAATCATAAGATAGCAATGCTTATAGCTAAAACAGGAAGATAAGGTTGCAGAAAAATATATTATTAGGAGGATAAATGCGAAAAATCAAAGTCATAGAACTTTTTGCAGGAGTCGGAAGTCAGGCGATGGCATTGAGGAATATCGGAATCGATTATGAAGTTATAGGAATTTCTGAAATAGATAAGTTCGCTATTAAAAGCTATGAAGCAATTCACGGCAAAGTCCACAACTTTGGAGATATATCAAAAATGGAGGAGTTGCCATACTGTGATTTACTTACATACTCTTTTCCCTGCCAGGACTTAAGCATTGCCGGACACCAAAAAGGAATAAACAAGGATACAAGAAGTGGACTTTTGCTGAAAGTTGAAAGATTGCTTCTGAAAGCAAAAGAGAACGGAACGTTGCCAAAGTACTTGCTACTAGAAAATGTCAAAAATCTCATTGGAAAGAAATTCATAAAAGATTTTGAGCGTTGGCTAAGCTTTCTAAATAGTTTGGGATATTATTCAAACTGGGAAGTGTTAAACGCTAAAGATTATGGGATACCACAGAATAGGGAAAGAGTATTCGTGGTAAGCAGTCTTGAGAATATGCACTACAAATTTCCAAAGCCAGTTGAACTGAAATCTAAAATGAAAGACTTGCTAGAGGAAAAGGTAGATGACAAGTATTATTTATCTGAGAAACTTATGAAATGCT